TAAAAATAGGAAGTGATTTTAACCCAAAACAAACTCTCTTAAGGCTTTTTCAAGCCCCTAGAGAACAAAATGGCAACATCTGGTATCAATCGACACAAACAAGCTAAAAACTTGACTACGAGCTAAATATGAAGAAAAAAAAGGTAAAGAAGAAACAACCAAAAGACCCTTTTAAGGAGTTGGTTGATCTTATGCAGAAGAAAACCCGTTACCCAGAAACGATGGGAAGAGGGCAAGTAAAAGGCAATGACGTAGCGAGAATACGAGACATTCTTAATGAAGATAACGATTCCGTATAAACCGAGACCGCATCAAGTTGACGTACATAATAAGTTACAACGATTTAATGTGTTGGTCTGTCATCGTCGATTTGGCAAAACTGTACTGTGTATTAACGAGATACTCAAGAAATGTTTAGAGAATAGACTTCCTAGACCGAGATACTACTATATTGCTCCAACATACCAAATGGCAAAACGTACTGCTTGGGATTATCTCAAAGAATATACAAGTGTTTTACCAGACGTACAATACCATGAAACAGAACTAAGAGCTGATCTACCGAATGGTGGAAGAATACAGCTTCTAGGATGTGAAAGACCAGACAGTCTTCGTGGGTTGTATATGGATGGTGTTATTCTAGATGAGGTGGCACAAATGCCGACGAGGTTATGGACAGAAATTGTCCGACCTGCTTTGTCTGATAGAGAAGGTTTCTTAATTGCTATTGGTACACCGCAAGGACACAATGCCTTTTGGACTTTATACGATCACGCAAATCATCAAGACGATTGGTACGCAGAAACATTTAGAGCTTCGGAGACAAACATTATTTCCGAGTTAGAATTGAATGAAGCAAAAGCCTTAATGCCACCTGAAATATACGAGGCAGAATTTGAATGTAGTTTCGACTCCTCCGCAATAGGTTCAATCTATGCAAGAGGACTAAATAAAGCGGATGATGATAAAAGAATTACAAAAGTACCTTACGATGAAAGTATTAAGGTTAATACATTCTGGGATTTAGGAATGGCAGATAAAACCGCTATATGGTTTGTCCAACAAAAGGGTAGTGCTTTTCATATTATTGATTACTTGGAAGAGAGTGGCGAAAGTTTAGAATACTACGCCTCTGCTTTGCAAGATAAAGGGTATTTGTATGACACGCATTATTTACCGCATGATGCTAATGTCCGAGAAATTGGAACAGGGGTATCAAGGTTAGAGACTGCACAAAGTTTAGGACTTAGAACAGCTATCGTTCCTAAATTAAGTATAGAAGACGGAATTAATGCAGTACGCATGATTCTTGCTCGTTGTTGGTTTGACCATGAAAAATGTAAAGACGGATTAGACGCACTTCGTCAGTACAGATGGGCTACCACCGATAAAGGAGAAACAAAAAACAAACCCGTACATGATTGGACATCGCATAGTGCAGATGCCTTTCGGTACTTTGCAGTAGGAAAAAATCAATCAAGTGAGTGGAGTACAGATATTGAGTACCCACATTTAGGAATTATTTAATGGCAAAATTATCAAAAACAAAATTATTGACGTTAATCTCACAGGAGGTGCAAAACTCTTTAGGATTTTACTCAAGTGAATTAGCAGAACAACGCAAAGACGCAATCAAGTATTACTTAGGCGAGCCTATTGGTAATGAAACAGAAGGTCGATCTAGTGTTGTTAGTCAAGATTTATTAGAAGTTGTAGAGGCAATCCTCCCGAGCCTTATGCGAATGTTTACACAGCAAGACAAAGTAGTAAACTTTGAACCAACGCAACCAGAAGATGTGCCATACGCAGAACAAATTTCTGATTACTGCAATCATATTTTTACAAAAGACAATAATGGTTTTCACATATTGCATAGTATGTTTAAAACAGCACTACTGCAAAAAAATGGTTTTTGTAAAATTTATTGGAAAACTTCTAAAGAACAAAAAAAAGAAAGTTATAAAAATTTAACAGAGGCAGAATACCAAGCATTACAAATAGATAATGAAGTAGAAATTATTGGTGTTGATAGCAGAGAAGAGGATATGATGGGTATGCCTCAAACATTGTATGATGTTGATGTTAAAAGAGTACAAGATTATTCCCGAGTACAAATAGACCCTGTACCACCAGAGGAAGTATTAGTTAGTAAAAGAGCTACATCATTACAAGATTGTGATTTTATTGCACAGCGAGTAATGAAAACGGTGTCTGAATTAATCGACATGGGTTACGATAGAAAACAAGTAGAAAGTTTACCAACTTCCGAAGAACAAATTTATAATACCGAAGCAATCGTTAGACGTAGCTACGATGATGAAACGACTGACATGGATGTTAGCATGGTTGACCCTGCTCTTCGTGTAGTGCAAATTACCGAGTGCTACATGAAAGTTGACATGGATGGCGATGGTATTGCCGAGCTAAGAAAAATTACTGTTGGTGGTAGTGGTTATAACAATTACGTTATTTTAGAAAACGAAGAAATACCGCTTATTCCTTTTGCGATGGTATGTGCTATTCCAATGCCTTTCCGTTTCTTTGGTTTATCTTTTTATGATTTACTTGCTGACTTACAATTAGTTAAAACAACTATCCTTAGAAATACATTAGATAATATGTATTTTCAAAACAACGCAAGAACGATTGTCGTTGATGGACAAGCAAACCTTGATGATCTACTAACCAGTAGAGCAGGGGGAATTGTTCGTGTTAAAAATCCTAATGCGGTAACACCATTACAAACACCTAACTTTTTAAATGATGGTTTAGCAATGTTAGGCAAAATAGAAGAATTAAAAGAGCAACGATCTGGTGTACCAAAACAACATTTAGGATTAAACCCAGACACCATTAATAAATCACATACAACAGCAACATCAACTAATCAGATGATGCAAGCCTCTACGCAACGTATTGAGTTAATAGCGAGAAACTTTGCCGAAGGAGTAAAAGATATATTTAAAAATATTTTAGCGATTGTTTGCGAGTATCAAGATCAAGAACGTATCATTCGTCTTCGTGGTAATTTTGTACCAATGAATCCGAGAGAATGGACAACACGATACGATGCAACAGTACAAGTAGGATTAGGAACAGGTAATCAAGATCAACGCCTTCAAGTATTACAACAGGTACTTAACGTACAAGAAAAATTAATACAGGCAGGCGGAATGGGTACATTAGTGACTCCACAAAATGTCTACAATACATTACAGAAATTTTTAGAAAATGCAGGATATAAGGATGCGAGTCAGTTTTTCGTAAACCCTGCTACTGTACCCCCACAACCACCTAAACAAGAAAAACCCGACCCCGCAATTCAATTAGCGGCACAACAAGTAGAAATGCAACGGCAAAAAGCAATGGCAGACATAGACATTAAAAATAAAAAATTACAATTAGATGAACAGAAACTAGCGGCTCAACTTATTAAAGATCAAAATGTAGAGAACATAGAAAAAGAAAAACTAGCTTCTAAAATTATAGAACAAGGATTAAATTAATGACACCTTTTATGCAAAGCACAGAGGCACAAAGTATTATTGATAATTACTTAACCAACCCTACGCCTAAACAAAACACAGGTGTCTTTCGTAATCCTTTATTTGATTTACGAACCGAACAAGGTTTACCTGCTGATGCTTTATATCCTAATCCGCAAATAGATTTTTCCGCAGAAGATACACCAACTGACCCTTGCCCAGAAGGGTATATGTTAGTTGATGGTGTATGCCAACCCATAGAACAATTTGGTCAGTCATCATACCAACAAGATAATGGAAAATCTTTTGAAGAAGAACGAGCAGAAGAAAGACCTTATATGTCTATTGAAGATATGAAAAATGCAAGTGATGAGGAATTACTTAATTATTTAAAAGATGGTCGTTTAAGTAATAGTGCATTAGGTTTTTTACCAAGCAAAGGCAATTTAGTAACATTAAAAAAATCAAAATTTATGCCACTATTATTTAAACTTGCTTTTGGTGGACAAGATAAAATGCGTGAAGAATTTATGTTAAGTGAACTAATGAAAAGAGGTTATTTTACAGGTAACTTTGATAAAAACCAAAATCCTCTTTTTGATATTGGCAGTAAAAACGTCAATACAAATACAGGTGGTATAGAAAGTTTACTTCCACAAAATGTTCAAGGACAACCTGTGACTGATGTATTCGGAGACACTTATCAGCAAGTGTATAATAGTGGCACAGGCGATACAGGTTACACATTTACATCTGGAACTCCATTACCTGCTGTTTCGCAACAAACACAAGGTGGAGTAGATTATGGGACAGGCAGAGGAGGAACATCAAGTAATCAAATGACTGGTGGTGGCACAGGCACACCTCTAAATTATGGTGGAAACGTAGTTATTAATCAAAATCCTCAACCTCCTCAAATGACAGATGCTCAACGACAATACATGGAAGATTACGATAAATAATGGAAAAAGATAAAGAAATACAAAAAGGAAATAGAGCCAAACAAATACTAGAAGATGAAATATTTGCAGAGGCAGTAAAAAGAGTTTCAGACGAGTTAGACTTAGAATGGATTAATTCGCCTGTAAGAGACACGGAAGGGCGAGAAAAAATTTACATGATGAAAAAAATGTTAAATGTCCTTTTGGTGCAACTACGATCTGTTATGGAAACAGGTAAACTAGCATCCAAACAGATCAATCAATAATCTAAATAAGGAGTTACAATGGCAGACACGCCTCAAGAGGAATCTGCTGTTTCAAAACCAACCTATACAACAGATGAAACAGCAAAGGCTTTCGCTACCCTTTTAAATAACGAGACTGCAAGGAACGAAGAGCCTACAACGGAAGTATCAGAAAGTAAGGAAAGTGATCTTCAACAAGACACCACCGAACTTACGCCAGACGATATAGACGTCAACGACATAGTAGATAACGAAGAAACTATTTCAAACAGCGAAGAGACACTTTACGAAATTACTGTCAACGGACAGAAACAACAAGTTACCCTCGATGAGCTTATGAAAGGTTACTCTAGGGAATCAGACTATACCAAGAAAACAATGGAGCTAGGAGACAAGCGAAGAGAAATAGAAACTTTGCAAGGTGACTTAGCGAAAGAGTTAGAAGCAGTCAAAAATTCTAAAAGTCAATATGCACAACAACTAGATGATCTAACACAACAGTTAGGCACTAAGGAACAAAATATAGACTGGGAAACTTTATATCAAGATGACCCTGCGGAGTATGTTCGCAAAAAAGCAGAGTCAGATAGACGTAAAGAAATGTTGCAACAAGCACAAGTTGAAAAGCAACGTCTTCAAGAAGAACAACGAGCAGAGCAAGAGAAAGTATATAACGAGTACATTGCAAAAGAACGTCAAATTTTAGAAGAAAAATTACCAATCTATAAGAATAAAGAAAAGAGAGAAGCATTTGTTAAAAACTTAACAAATTTTGCTAAAGAGAATGGTTATACTGACCAAGAAATTGCAATGATGGTAGATCATCGTGCAGTTATGTTGTTAGCTAACGCTTACAAATACGATCAGTTAAAGAAAACTAAACTCTCTGGTAAGAAAGTAAATACTCCTCCTAGAATTGTTCGACCTAATGCGTCTAATGTGACGGAAGCATCTAACGATAAACAACGTATTGATCGCAGAATGACTAAACTGAAAAAATCTGGATCACTTCGAGATGCACAATCGGTGTTGAAAGAAATGATGCAAAACGAATAGGAGTTAAAAATGGCTGTACCTACAAATACAGTAGAAACTTTTGATCGTGTTGGTATAAGAGAAGACTTGGCTGATGTTATTTACAATATAGCACCAACTGAAACACCTTTCATATCAAATGCGGCATCAGGTTCGGCGGCTCAAACTTTACATGAGTGGCAAACAGACGGATTAGCAAATGCGGCGGCAAATGCTCAAAAAGAAGGCGATGACTACGCACTAGGTAGCAGAGCGGCAACAGTAAGACTAAATAACTACACACAAATCTCAGCTAAAACTGTAGGTGTGTCTGGCTCTGACCAAGCAGTAACAAATGCAGGTCGAGGAGACGAACTTGCATATCAATTAGCAAAACTTGGTAAAGAGTTAAAAAGAGATATGGAGTTTGCAAACATCGGTGTAGAAAATGCAAAAGCGGCAGGTTCATCTGGCACAGCTAGAGAATCAGCATCAGTAGGTACTTGGTACGGAGGTAACATTGCAGGTACTTCTTCAAGTGCAGGAAACTTTTCTACTAATGGTTCTCCAAGTGCAAGCCCTGCAGGTACGGGAGCTACTGCAATCGCAGGTGGTACTAACAGAACTTTTACAGAAGCATTGTTAAAAGCAGGTTTAAAAAAATGTTACGAGCTAGGTGGAAACCCAGACGTAGTATTAATGTCTGCTTCACATAAACAATTAGCATCTGCATTTTCTGGTGTAGCAACACTTTACAAAAACGCTGATGACAAAACTGTTATCGGTGCAGTAGATGTGTATGTGTCTGACTTTGGCGAAGTAAGTTTCGTACCAGACAGACATCAACAAGCTAACAGAGTTGATATTTTGGAAATGGATAAGTGGGAAGTATCTTACCTAAGACCATTCCAAACAAAAGACTTAGCATCAAGCGGAGACAACGATAAGAAACTACTCTTAACAGAGTGGACTCTTACTGCAAGATCGCCAAATGCTAACTACGGAATATTTAACTTAACTGCATAATTGTAGTCATAGGATAAGGAGGGGGTTTACCCCTCCTATTTAATTTTAACATAAGGATATAACAATGCGTGGAATGAAAAAAAGAGCAAAAAAGAAAATGAAAAAATCTCCTGTATTCAACGAAGATACAAAGAAAAAAGTTAAAAAGAAAAAGAAAAAGTAATGAGTAAAAAAATCTGGCTTGATGAAAATACAAGTAAGAGTGTCATTAAAACTAAAATGCACATTGACGAAAGTGAAAACAAATATCATTTTGAAGATGTGCAAGACATTCAACCAATATTAGAACGTAACAAGTTTGAAGCAAAAAATGACTTGTATAAGGTTCGAGGTATGCAAGATGCAAAAATGTATAAAGTTGCATCTATCCCTTTGATTGTAATTCAACAGCTAGCACAAAAAGGAATTATGTCTAATGCAGGTCGCATTATAGACAAAGATCGTTTTAAAAAATGGTTAAACGACCCAGAAAATAGACACTTTAGAGTATATCAAGGAAATGTATAATGGCACTAGACACTTTTGCAAATTTAAAAACAACAATAGCAAATTATCTCAATCGTGATGATTTAACTGCGTACATTCCTGATTTTATTTCTTTAACAGAAAAAAGATTGAATAGAGAGTTGCGTGTTAGAGAAATGATTAATACGGACACATCTACAACAACTGTGTCTGGTACACAAAATTATAATGTGCCAACAGGTTTTATAGAAGCAATAAGTGTTATTTATCAAAGTGACCCATTTACTACTTTATCTTATATTAGTAATCACGACTTTTATCGTAGTTATAATTCAAGTGTTACATCTGGCACACCAACGTTCTTTACGATTGTTGGCGATAAAATAAAATTAGGTGTAACTCCCGATCAAGCAGTAACATTACAAATAGATTTTTACAAAACTGTAACTGCTTTAACAGATAGTAATACAACAAACGATATACTGACTAACTACCCAGAATTATATTTATATGGTTCTTTAGCAGAGTCATCGCCATTTCTAATGCAAGATGAAAGATTACAAACTTGGGCTAGTTTATATAAAGAAGCAGTAATTAAAGCAAACGAGTCATCATCTAAAGGGTCTTCATCAACACCATTATTAATGTCTGCAAGATCGGTGGTCTAAATGATTAAGTTTGGCGATTTGCAAGCTGATCTACCTACGTTTCAAAACACAGGTGCGATTAAAGTTGATAATGTTATTCCCTTAAAAGATGGATACAAAAGTCTATCGGGCTTTCAAGCATTAAGTACAACAGGTTTAACTAATCCTGCTGTTGGTTTGTTTACATCATTCTCTAGTAGTGGTTCAACAAACTATGCAGGCGATAGAACAAAACTATATCAAATGGATAGTAGTCTTGTCTTTCAAGATAAAGTCAAAGTCTGGTGGATATAGCAATTCAACAACAGAAAACGAAAGAGACTTTTGGGCATTTACACAGTTTGGTAGTAACATTATTGCAACTAACCACGCAGACAATATACAAAAGTTTGAAGAAGGTGTTGATAGTGCATTTAGTGATTTAGTATCATTAAAAGCTAAATACATTGCTGTTATCAGAGATTTTGTAGTAGCAGGATATACAACAGAGTCATCAACAGAATATAACCAACGAGTAAAGTGGTCTGGTATTAATAATAGTTCACAATGGACACCAAGCCAATCAACACAATCTGGTTTTCAAGACATTGTAGGTTCACATGGTAATTTACAAGCAGTTGTTGGTGGCGAAAGTTTTGGTATTATATTTTTTGAAAGAGCAATATACCGAATGGATTACGTTGGTACTCCGTTAGTATTTCAGTTTTCTAAAATAGCAGACAATGTAGGAGCATTTTCTCCTAAGAGTGTTGCCTCTTTTGGTAACATGATATTCTTTCTATCCCAAGATGGATTTTATAAATTAACAGGTGGACAACAGTTAGCACCAATAGGAAATGGTCGTATAGATAATTTCTTTTTTGATGATCTATCATCTAATTTAGATGGTATTTGTTCAGCAGTTGACCCCAACAATAGTGTTGTTGTTTGGTCATACAGAGGTAGTGGTTCAACAGGTACTTCGGACATTAATAACAAACTGTTAATTTATAATTATGCTGTTGATAAATGGAGTACGGGGTCTGGTATGGATTTACAATTTATATCAAGTGCCTCTCAAGAAGCATTTACAACATTAGAAAGTTTAGACGTATTAGGCGATTTAGATAATCTTCCTAAATCTTTAGACTCATACTTTTATAAAGAAGGTATCGTTGGTCTTGCAGGTTTTGATAGTAATAATAAGTTTGGAAAATTTATTGCTACATCATTAAATGCAACTGTTGATACAACGGAGTTTGAAGGTGCAGAGGGAAGACGATCTACATTAATTAATTGCCGCCCTATTGTTGATGGTACAACTAATACATCAGTTACAGTAACACCTATATCAAGGTCTTCACAGTTAGACACGATAAGTACAGGTAGTGCCGTATCAACAAGAGATAGTGGCGATTGTCCATTACGTTCTACATCACGCTATCATCGTTTACGAGTGTCCGTAAGTGGAAACTTTAATACAATGAGTGGCGTTGATATTGAGGCAAGACCCGAAGGCAAAAGATAATGGCTGACAACCAATTTCCCGTTGTTCCTTTATCCATGCCCGATCATGGTCAACATTTACGTCTTGTATCAACAAGTTTAAATAATACTATTGATGGTAAATTAAACTCAACAGGTACAGTTACCTTAACAGCTAGTGCAACATCAACAACATTATCTGATGTTCGTATTGGTGGTAACTCTGTTATTTTATTTACGCCAACAACATCAAACGGAGCAACAGCTCATGCTAACCTTTATGTGTCAGCAAAAGCAAGTGGTACAGCAACACTAACACACGCTAGTTCATCGAACACAGATCAGACTTTTGATTATGTTGTTATTGGATGATTACGCAAGTACCTCGAGAAGATATTAATTATGTATGGCAACAAGTAGAGCCATTAATAATAAGAGCTTTAGATGATTCGTACACAGCACGGGATGTGTTGGATGGTATTATTAGAAACAAGTTTCAATTATTTATTAGTTGGGAAAATGACAAAGTGGAAAGTGCCGTTGTTACAGAGGTAGCAGACTATCCACGCAAACGTATCTTACGATATGTCCTCGCAGGAGGAGACAATTTGGATAATTGGCTTGAGCCAATCCAAAACAAAATAGAAGAATTTGCAACTAACAATTATTGCCAAGCTATTGAGGTAGCAGGGCGTAAAGGTTGGTTGCGTAAACTTAAAGGGTTTGAACAAAAAATATACATAATGAGTAAAGAACTATGAGTAAAGGTAGCAATCCAAGTAACGTAACAACAACAACAAGTGCAGAGCCAAGTGAATTTGTACGCCCATATTTATCACAGGCTTTTGACCAAGCTCAAAACTTGTTTGAGTCTAGTGTACCTAATTATTATCCTAATCAAACGTATGCTGATTTTTCTCCCGAGACAGAAACAGCATTACAATTAGCAACAGCTAGAGCTACGGGAGGCAATCCTCTTCTTGGTTCATCACAAAATGAAATAAATAATATCTTACAAGGTAACTATTTATCGCCAACATCTAACCCATACTTACAGGGTTTATATAATCAAATGGCAGGCGATGTTACAGCAGGAGTTCAATCACAGTTTTCTAAAGCAGGAAGATTAGGTAGTGCGGCTAACCAACGAGTTTTAGCAGATGAGTTAGGAGAGCTTGCAAACAAAGTGTACGCACCTAACTACCAAATGGAAAGACAAAACATGATGGCGGCTACACAGTTAGCTCCACAGCTTGCACAGGCTGACTATCAAGACATACAAGCATTAGCAGGTGTTGGTCAACAACGAGAATCACAGGAAATGGCACAGATACAAGATGCTGTTCAACGTTTTGATTTTGAGCAACAAAAACCATATTACAAACTTCGTGAGTATCTTGCGTCTATTGGTTCTCCTTACGCACAAACAGTTTCACAAACACAACCTGTCTTTAGAAATCAAGCGGCAGGATTATTAGGAGGTGCAATGCAAGGGTATCAACTTGGTCAAAACTTTGGAATGGGTGGTCTTGGTGCTATTGGTGGCGGACTGCTTGGAGGGTTCTTTTAATGGTACAATCAATTAAAGGTAATCCGTTTTTATCACAGAATAGACCTAATACTTATATTAATCCAAATCAAAGAGTTCCAAACTTGTCATCAAATAGACAACCGCAAATTAATCAATTTAATGATAAACCTAGAACTAATACACCCCCTAATTATAGAAACAATTTATTAGAGTATATTCTATCGCCTAAAGGTCAAGGAATGGCTCAAGGTTTATTAGAGGCTAGTGGGTATTCAACTAAACCTGTTTCTTTTGGCGAAGCATTATCAAGAGGCATGGGTCGTTCAACAGAAGCACAACGATACGCAGATCAAATAGCATTTAGAGATAAACAATACCAAGATGAAAAAGCATTTAGAGATCAACAAACTGCTTTCCAAAACCTCATGGCAGAAAAAACATTTGGTTTAGAAACTGACAAATTTGGTTTACAAAAAGATAAATTTTTATCCGAAGAAGAAAGAGATTTATTAAGAATAGGATTTACTGAAGAGCAAATTAATGACGCTAAACAAAACAACATAGATTTATTAGCTTTTAAAAATAAAAAATTATCATCAGATGAAAGACTAGCTTTGTAAAGGTTTAGACATACAAGCAACAACAAATAGATAATTTAGAAAATTATCAAACTAAGTCATTAGAGTTCCAAGAAAGAAAATTTACATCTGATGAAAAAATATCTTTAGCTAGACTTGGTATAGATGAAAGGAGATTAGAATTACAAGGTACTGACATCAATAATAGATATGAAATTGGATTAAAAAATATTGGTTTAAAAGAAAAAGATATTAATAGCATAATTGAAAATAGAAAAAACACTTTTGATTTAGAAAAAGACAAATTAGATTTTTCTAAAGAAAAATTTAGTGAAGAAACAAAACTAGCATTAAGAAAATTAGGTCAAACTGATACACAAATTGCAAATGCTGAAAAATACAATGCAAGAAGATTAGATTTACAGGAAAAAGGTATAGACCTTCAACAACTTGAATATGAACTTAAAAAAGAAATTGCTAATTATGGTAATCAACCAAAATCAAGAGATATTAAAATTGCTGAATTAGTAGGTCAAGGTTTACCAAGAAATGAAGCAAGAGATATTGTAGATGGACTTTTACAAATTAATACAACAGATGAGGGTATAACAACAGTATTTAATCCTGTTACCAAAGAAACTAATAGATACGGAACTCCTATTACAGAAAATTCTACTGGTAGTTCTTTTCTTGACCCAAAAGATTTAGACCCAAAAACTATTTCAGAAGAAAAAATTAATGTAATAACAACAGAAAAAATTATACCAAAAATAAAAAACATATCTGCAAAAGCAAATGACATATTTGGTACGTTAAATAAAATAAAAGACATTGGTTCTGGTGTTGCAGGTATTATGCCTCCATCAATAGATAAATTTTTAATAGACCCAGATGTTGTGCAAGCAAAAAAAGAATATGGATTAGTTAAAAAAGAATTAGAACTTTCTTTAACTAATAATCCTAGATTTCCAGTAGCCGAAGTGCAAAGAATATTAGAATTATTACCTGATGAAAAATCATTTTTACAAGACCCACAAGCGGCTTCAATAGCATTAAATACGATTGCTAATGATATACAAAATAAACTAGATGAGTCTAAGTCTATTTTAACAGGCACAAAAGTTACAACTGACGTAATGCAAGGTTCTGGGGTTTCTTTAGATCCTTTTATGCCAAGTACAAATGAAGATTTTAGCAAAATAAAATCTGGTCAATATTTTACTTACAATGGCGAATTAAGGATAATGAAGTAATGGCTGAATTAGATATTGATGCTATTTCTACTGTTGTAGGACAAGCACCACAAACACCAAATGCAGTAAAACAAAATCCTACATCTTTTAATATTGATGATGTTTCAACAGTAGCACCAGAGTCTAATATGCTTAATACAATGAAACAATTTGCAGGAGGATTTAATGAACTTTTGTTTTATTATCCCGACAAAACATATAAAGCAATAGCGAAAGGTTTTGCTGATGCAGGTTTAATTGAAGATGATGAAGTAACAGGTTTAACAGAATTTTTTAATCAAGGTGTTCCAGAGCCACAAACTACTGCTGATAAAGTTTTTAAAACAGCAGGTCAAGAAACTGCAAAAGCAATACCATTTCTTACTGCACCATATTTAGCGGCTTCATCTAAAGTATATACAGGAATACAACCAATTAAAAAAACATCACAGGAAGTTGTTAAAACTGTGTTAAATCAAATGCGTAACAATCCTGCATCAACATTTCTTGCTGAACAATTAGCAACGATTGGATTTGGTACAGGAAAAGGATTAGCAGAAGAAACAGCACCAGATAGTTCTATTGCACAAACTCTTTATCCTGTAGCGGGAGCTTTTGCACCTGCTACTGTTGGAAGTATTGCTGTTAAAACACCTACTGCTATTGCATTAAAAACAGGAAGTAAATTAAAAAACTTTTTAAGTAAAGAGGCACAAGAACAACGAGCTTCTCAAGGAGTTGCAAAACAATTTGAATCTGCTTTTAGTACACCAGATGCACAAGCTAATATAAAAAGAGCAGAAGAATTAAAAAGTCAAATTGGGGATGATTATGTTCTTTCCCCTGCTGAACAATCTGGTAGCCCTCAATTAATTGCATCACAAAAACAAATAGAAAATGATGCAACAGGTTCAGATTTAGATATGTTAGTTAAAAGAAAAGAAAACAATCTAAAAGCTGTGGAGGGTTACATGGTAAAACATTTTCCTTCCGATGGCGATGAAGCACCATTTGTTTATGATACAATTACAAAGAAGTTTAATGATTTATCTAATATAAATCAAATACAAGCAAAAAGTACATTAGACAAATTAGAACAATCATCTGAAAAATTTCCTTTTGCAGAAAAATCAGTTATTGGTGCTAATTTACGATCAACACTAAAAGATTTAAGAAAAGAAGCAGTTGATGATTTTAATAAATATGCTGATGATTTAAACTTAAATTTAAAAGAAGAAATAAATTTTCAACCTTTAAAAGATGAAATAGCTAATACATTAAATTTAAACGAAAAATTTAAACCATCTTCAAAATTTGCAGACACAAAAGGTTTACCTAGTGTAATTTACGACATCAAAAAAATTAAAAAAGATGGTACAGTTACTTTTGGAGAGTTAAAAGATTTGCGTGAAAGAGTAAGTGATGATCTTTTAGATGCTTTAAGTAGTGCAACACCTCAAAGAAAACTAATTAAAAATTTAACTTTAGTTAAACAAAACATTGATAATTATTTAGATGAATCAGCAGAATTACTTGGTAAAGAATATCAAGAATTTAGAAATGCTTACAAATCACGAATTATTGATAGGTTTGAAAAATCTGGTGCATACAAAGTAAAAGCAGTAGGTAACACGCAAGAATACACGATTGCTAATGAAAAAGTAGCTGATGTATTTCTGTCTAATGTTGAAAGTGCTAAACAATTTAAAAAAGTTTTTACAAATCCTAATACTAAAATTATTGATGCAGATGCTTTACAATCATTAGAAAATGCTGTTTTTGATAAAGTAAGAAAACAAGCATTTAAAGATGATTTATTAGATGCAAAAAAACTACAAAAGTTTATCAATACTAATAAAGAAGTATTACAAGAATTTCCTAGTATATTAAATAAACTTAATAGTGAGCAAAAAGTAGTTCAACAAGTATCAAATAGAATTAGTCAATTAAATAATCGTGCATCTTTAATTAATGAAAATTTATTAGCTAAAAAACTTTCTTTCGGTCAATCTCCATTACTTAAAAAAGGAGAAGACATAGATAAAATTATATCTTCGGCAATTAAAGAACCTTCATTAATGTATAATGTAACAAATAGATTAAAAACTATTGAAGAAAAAGAAGCATTAAGAAAAGCTGTTGCAAAAGTTATTTTTAGTTCAACTGACGTAGTTAATAATCCTGATAAATTAAGAAAAGTATTATTAGCTAATGAAAAATCATTAAAATATGTTTTTACACCAGAACATAAAAATAGTTTAAAAACAATCGCTGATGCTTTTGAGTTTTCTTTAAGAACTCCTATGCCTCAAGGAATGGGAGAAACACCTCAAGGTCTATTAAGTAATATTACAAATATAACAGGACAAGGTGTTCCGTCTATGCTTTCTAGGTTATATGCGGCAGAAAGCGGAAGAACAAGTTTACGATATGTTGCAGGAGATTCTTTAGGAAGATTGTTTTTGCAACGAGGTAAAAAACAAGCAGAGGCTTTGTTTAAGGAAGCTATGTTCAATCCAAGTTTAGCAAAACAAATGTCAGAATATAGTCAACTTAAAAAGTATGACCCAATAAAAACACAACGATTAAATTTAGTCTTATTTAACTTAGGCTATCCACAAAACGAGGAAAAGAATGACAATAAGTAACTTTAGTACAACAGCAAGCAATAATACCAGTATCAATGGTGTTTCTATTGCAGAGGGTATGTCTCCTAGTGACGTTAATAACGCACTTAGAGAATATTCCAAAGATTTAAGGACTGTTTGGAATGACAAAGAATGGTTTTTACTTGGTAGTGGAAATCAAACAGTAACGTACACCAGAGCTTCGGCTACAAGTGTTACGATCAATGCTGATGTGTCTTCTACTTATCATGTTGGTCGTAGAGTAAAAGTTGTTGGTACAGCAACAGGCACTTTGTATGGTAAGATTGCTACGTCTTCTTATTCTTCTCCTAATACAACAGTTACATTTACTTTTGATAGTGGGTCTATTAACTCTGGCGATACAACTGTATCCGTATTTGTTGGTAGTGTATTTAATAACCCTAGTGTTCCTGTAATAGACACAGACGCTATGACAGAGGATAGTGCAATACTTCCTCCTTCACAGCAATCTGTTAAAGCATTTGTAGAGTCTGGTACTGTTACCATGACGAACAAAACATTAACTAGCCCAACACTTACATCCCCTGTTCTAAATACATCTATTTCTGGTACAGCATTTAAAGATGAAGATGATATGTCATCAGATAGTGCTACTGCTGTTGCTTCTCAACAAAGTATTAAAGCATATGTAGATAGTCAAGTTACTGCACAGGATTTAGATATTACAACTGACTCTGGGTCTATTGCGATTGATCTTGATAGTGAGACACTTAGGCAGTACTTGGTGGCACAGGAATAACGTCAAGCTGCAACTGGTAATACTGTTACTCTTGCTATTGACGGAACAGTAGTCACAGAAAGCTCAACCGATACTCTTACAAACAAAACTATTTCTGGTAGCTCTAACACGCTATCTAATATTGGCTAATTCAAGTCTTACTAATTCATCTATAACTGTAACAGATGGCTCTAACTCTACGGCAACAGCTCTTGGTGGTACAATTACTTATGCGGCAGGAGAAGGTTTAGATGTAGCAGAGTCTAGTGGAACAATTACTTACTCTGGCGAAGATGCAAGCACATCAAATAAAGGTGTAGCATCATTCTCTAGTTCTAACTTTGATGTTACCTCTGGGGCAGTTTCTATTAAAACAGCAGGTGTTGGTAATACAGCAGTTGCGACAGGAATTGCGGCTACTAAAATTGCCGATGGTTCAGTTACCGATACAGAATTTCAATACATTGGTGGTTTAACAAGTGATGCACAAACGCAATTAACTAGTAAACTAACTGCAAGTAATAACCTTAGTGATGTTTCCTCTGCTTCTACTTCAAGAACAAATCTTGGTCTTGGCACAATATCAACACAGGCTTCTAACAATGTTTCTATAACTGGTGGAGCTATAAGTGGTTTATCTTTGCCAACAGCAGACACCGAAGCAAGTTCAAAACTGTATGTAGATAATGCAATCGCAGGAATGAGAACAAGAATTATTACTAAAGTTGCTACAACAGGTAATGTTAATTTAACAAATGGTTTAGAAAACGGAGATTCTATTGATGGCATAACTTTACAAACTGGCGATAAAATTTTAGTTAAATCACAAACAGACGCAACAGAGAATGGTATTTATATTTCTCCTAGCTCTGGTAGTGCTTCAAGAGATACGAATTATGACACAGTAGAAGAACTCGCAGGTCAAATGATTGTTGTCCAACAAGGCTCAACAAATGCAGATAAAATATTTTTATGTACTACTGATAATTCTGGCTCAATAGGAAGTGTAGATATTGTGTTCTCACAAGTTACACCTGCAAATCAAGGTACTGTTCAAAGCGTAGCTGTGGCAGACGCAGGATCAAGTGAATTTACAATTACAGGAAGTCCAATTACATCATCTGGCACAATCAACTTGGCAGTTAATTCTATTAACGCAACTAAAATTGGTAGTGGGAATGTTGATAATACAGAACTAGGTTACTTAAACGGAGTGACCTCAAATATACAAACGCAACTAGACAATTCAGCATCATTGGGTGACGCTATTAGTTTTGCAGTTGCATTAGGTAGTTAAGGAGAAAATACATGGCTAATAATTTTTCTGATGCTAGTGTCACAATTTCAAATGCTTCTTTAACCGATATATTTACTGCATCTAATAAGTCTATGGTAATAGCAGGAGTTGTTTCTAATACAGGAACAAGTGCAATAAATATTTCATTAAAGAAATATGACAACTCAGCAACAGCAACTTTTACAATAATCAAAGATGCACCTTTACCTGTTGGAAGTAGTTTAGAAGTTCCTAAGATCGTTCTAAATACATCTGATAAGGTACAGGCACAATCTAGCAGTTCTAGTGGCAATATTGATGTTGTATTACAACTTTTAACAGATGTAGCATAATATGGGATATGTAGGCGTACCACCTCAGAGTGGATTTATAACAACAGCAAAACAGCGTATTACATCAAGTACCAATAACTATGTAGACTTAGATCATTCTATTTCTTCCCTAGCAGATGTCATCGTCTGGGTAAACTTTGTCAAACAAGATAGTACAAATTTATCTTTAACAACTTCTACTCGTATTACTCTTGGTGGAACATTAGTATCAAGTGATATTGTAGAAATTGCTTATCTAGGAAAAGCAGTAGCTACACAAACACCTTCTAGTGGCACAGTTACAAATGATATGTTGGCAGGAAGTATAGCAAACTCTAAACTTTCTAACTCTAGTATTACATTAAATGGCTCGGCAGTTTCTTTAGGTGGCTCGGCAAGTGTTGGTGGAGATAATACACCTTCTTTTGGTGTTACAGCAAGTAGTACACAAAGTATAAGTGATGGTGGTTTTGTAAAAGTTGTTTTAAACACAGAAAATTGGGATACAGATTCAGCTTTTGATAGTTCTACAAATTATAGATTTACAGTTCCTAGTGGAGAAGGTGGAAAGTATTTATTTAATTATGGTGGTTATTTAGTAACAATGACAACTAATGGTTACTTTCAATTACAATTATATAAAAATGGGTCACAGTTAAGAGAGTCTGCTCAAAGAGCTTATATGTCATCAACTAATTCTGCTTCAATGAGTATTGTTGGAAGTATAACTACTTTATTATCAGCAGGCGATTATATAGAATTTTATGTCATACAAGGCAATACTGATGGTGGAGGAGGGTCTCGTACTCTAAGTGACGCAAATTACAAACCATTTTTTACAGGTTTTAAATTAATAGGAGTATAAATTGAGTACACTAAATAAAAAAATACAAGCATATTTAAATAGAACACCAGACTTCTTAGAAGAAGTTATACTTCAAGATGATGGTCAAGGTGCATACATCAAAGAATGGAACGCAACAGATAAACCTAAACCCACAGACGCACAACTAAACGCATTATCTTCCCAAGCAGAAACTTTAGAAAAAAATGCAATCGCTGTAGCTAACAGACAAAAAGAATATGGAACTCCTCAAGAGATGATTGAGTACATTACAGAAAATGGTTTGGAAGCATGGCAATCAAAAGTTTCTGAAATAAAATTAAAATACAAAAAAAAGGAGAGTGAATAATGGCTTTTACTTTATTAAAACCGACAGGAATTGATTTAAGTCAAACCTTTGCTTTTACTGGTAGTGTTACAGGTGTGAGTGGTGGCAAGATTGGACAAGTAGTTCACACTAAAAATACTACTTATAGAAGTATAACTTCTAATAGTTTTGTTGAATGTATAAGTGTTACAATCACACCTTCTGCAACTTCAAGTAAAATTTTAGTTTTAAATTCTGCACATTTGCATAAACGAGATAATGATACCGATATAATAGAAAGAATGTATAGAGTTGTGGGTGGAAGTGATACTGCAACACAAGTATTAAGTGATGTTACGGGAGATACAGGTAACTCTGATACTCTTGATTTAGGTTTTAGTGCAACTCAATTTTACGATACACCTTCATCAGTTGCCGCTATAACTTACAGTTATAGAATTGCGTCTTATGCCAATAACTCACAAGTTAGATACAATAACTATAATGCAAATGGAAGTTTTTCTTCACAAATGACAGCTATGGAGATTTTAGCATGAGCCATCACGATATTGAAAATAAATTTCATACAGCTGTTAAAACTTTAAGAGCTAATACAGAATATGTAATAGTAAATAAAGCACCAGAAACAGAAGAAGAATTTAATTCTAATGTGGAGTGGGTAACTGGAAAAACAGAAAATAACAAAGCAATTTTAAGTAACACTTGTCCTCATTCAGAATTAACATGGACTAAAATTTTAGAGGAGATGTCAAAATTATGAGTTACATAGGCAGAGGAATTGACCAAATAGATAACATATCAACTTTAGATAATTTATCATTCAATGGAAGTGACGCAACATTTAACCTAACACAAAACGGAGTTGCCTTTACTCCAATTTCAAGTTCGGCATTAAATATTCAGATAGACGGAATTATCCAATCTAATAACTACTCTGTCAATAATGCTACTGTGACATTTGATTTTGTGCCATCGGCTAGTAGTGTATGCAATAATATTCGCCATTATGGAGTAGGACTACTAACGACAGTTTCAGATGGTGCAGTTACAACAGCTAAACTTGGTGCAGACGCAGTAACAACAGCTAAAATAAATGATGGTGCTGTAACCTCTGGTAAAATTGCTAGTGGTGTTATTCCTACTTCAAGACCTAATGTTGCTCCTTTGTTAATGAATTGTAACATGGCTGTTAGTCAAAGAAATGAAGGAACAGCTACAGCTATTGATTCAGAAGCATATTCTTTAGATAGATGGTCTTTTAGAGAAATTTCTAATGGAAGTACAACAGTTCAACAAACAACAACTGTACCAAGTGGTAAAGGTTTTGCTAACTCTTTAAAAGTAGCTGTGACAGGAGCAGATACTTCTATTGTTGGAGATAATATAGTTGCTATTGCTCAAAAATTAGAAGGTCAAGATACACAACTTTTAAAATTTGGAACAAGTGATGCACAAAAAGTAACTATTTCTTTTTGGGTAAGATCTAATGTAACAGGAACATATTCTGCAACTTTGCGTCATACTAATTCAAGTAACAATGGTTATGTAAACTCTTTAACTTTTTCTATTAGTTCTGGTGATACATGGGAGCAAAAAGTTTTAGTATTTAATGCAAATACTTCACAAGATATTAGAAATACAAATACCGAAGGTATTAGATTAGAAATAATTTTAACTGCTGGTAGTGATTATACCAGTGGGGGTGGAGCAAATGCAAATACTTGGACAACAGGTAATACTAACAGAGCAAGTGCAAGTAATGTAAATATTTTATCAAGCACATCAAATACTTTTTATTTAACAGCTGTTCAAATGGAAGTAGGCGAATATACTTCTAGTTCTACTTTACCACCTTTTCAACATGAAACTTTTGGAGATAATTTAGCTAGGTGTCAAAGATATTTTCAAAAAGTTGGAGCAACTGTGGTATTTGGAAATCACACAGGAAGTACTTTAGCACTTGGAGCTACAAACATAAATCCTATGAGAGCAAATCCAACAGCAGGACAAACAGGAACTTTGACAATCAATGACAATGGAGTTGAAAACTTTACTCAATCATCTGAAAGCATAAATTTAGCAGGTGGAAATAAAGAAGCTATAGAATTTGGAATTGATAATTTTAGTGGAATGACAGCTCGTAGAGTTATGAGATTGCGAGAAGGTGGAGAAGATATCACATTAGATGCGGAGTTATAAATGAATTTAGAAAATGTAAAAACAGTAAAATATTATGCAATAGATGGAAAAAATGTTTCAATACAAGTTATTGATAAAAATGATAAATGTTTTTCTGTACCTATAACTAATGAAAACACAGACTACCAAACAATTCAAAAATGGGTAGCAGATGGTAATACAATACAGGAGGCTGATTAATGGCACAGACATTTTTAAATTTAGCACAAGGAGTTACAGGTACTTTGCCTACAAGTAATTATGGTGCAAAAATTGGTCAAGTAGTACAAACAACTACAAAAACAGAAACAGCAACAAATTCAACTTCTTTTGTAGATTGTAATAATTTGTCATTAAATATAACACCAACATCTACTTCTTCTAAAATTTTAGTAATTGCAAATATTGCTGGTATAATTTGTTCTGCAAATGATAATGATGCTGTTTCGTTAAGAATATTAAGAGATAGTACGCAAGTTTCTGTATTAATTAATGTAAATTATCAAACAAATGATGACCAAGTATTAAGTTGTGTTCCAATGACAGCTTTAGATAGTCCTTCATCTAGTAGTCAGTTAACTTACAAATTACAAATTAAAAACAGACAATCAAATAATGTTTCAATGAATGGTGGTGGAGATAGTGATTCATCATTAACACTTATGGAAGTATTTTCTTAATATGATTAATCCTTGTTGCGAAGATGGAAAGTGTACTTGTGGTAAATGAAAATATCAGACAACACGGCAATTTCAATGCCAATGCGAAATCTAATCGCTTTAATAATGGCAGTTGGAATTGGTATCTTTGCTTATAGTGATTTAACACAAAGAATAACAGAATTAGAAACTGCAAGACAGCTCATGGAAGCTGATCTCTTAAAAAAAGCAGAACAAACTCCAGTAGATCAAGAGCAATATATGTTGTTAGAATTTTTATCTGGTCAGTTTGAAACAATGGAAAAAGAAATTCAATTCATTGAAAGCAATAATATCAACATAGACTTTTTAAAAAACCAAGTTGAAAAAATGCAAACAGATGTTGAAACATTAAAAGATAAAGTGAGGAATAATGGAAACCACAATTAGCATGGTGTTCAGTTTATGTATGTTTGTTAATAACTCGTTAGATGGTCATATGATGACAGATGGATTATCAGAGTGCTTAAAAGCTAAAAGACAGGCTGAACGCAATTTGGCAGATAATAGAAGTAATGTTATTCGTTATGAATGTGGTCAAGTTAAAGCAGAGTTAAGACCAGATGCAGAAGGTAACTTAAAAATTTATAAAATTATAGAGGATAAATACTAATGTTTGGATATTGTTTTTTTATGACACATGAAATGTATTATGTTTAAAATATTTGCAATGATTTGTATGCTTAATGTAGGAGAGTTAGATCAAACACTATGTTTTAAAAGTGAAGTACCTTTAAACTTTAAAGATAATATAGAATGTAATTTAGCAAAAAACAACTTAGCTAATTATCTTGATGCAGATTTAAAAGAAAGAAGATTAACAGTTATATTTCAATGTGGCTCAAACATAGGTAATTCAAATGTCTGATTGGGAAAAAGAAATTGCAGAATTAAAAACTGATGTCAAATATATAAGAGAAGACGTTAACATCATGCAGAAAGAAATTCGTGGTATTAACAAAGTATCTAATATGGGTATCGGAGGATTAAAAGTAGCTTTGTTCATCGGAGGTATTTTAGGAGCAATCTATACGTTCTTTAGATTGATAGAATAAATGAAAATATTGTGTATTTCAGATACACATTATCCTTACGCACATCCAGATCATTTAGAATTTTTAAAAGCTATAAAGTCTAAATATAAATTTGGGGCAAAGGATAAATATGTGCATCTAGGCGATGAGTGTGATTACTCTGCATTGAGCTTTCACGACTCTGACCCAGACCTACCAAACAGTACCAAAGAATTAGATTTAGCAAGAGAAGATATACATAAATTAGAAAAAGTATTTCCTAAACTAGATTTGTTAAATTCTAATCATGGTTCAATGGTTTATCGTAAACGTAAGTTTCATGGTTTTCCGCAACAAGTTTTAAAAGACTATGCGGATATACTAGAAGTAAATAAAAAAAATTGGAAGTGGCACGACAGCCTTATTGTAAAAGATAAGTTTGGTAGTTATTACTTTACCCATAATATGAACGCTGATTGTTTAAAGTCAGCACAGGCACTTAATTATGAGGGATATGTGCAATCACATTATCATTCTCGTTTTGAGTGTAAGTTTTTTAGTTCTCCCGAAGCTCTTCGGTGGGGAGCTACAATAGGATGTTTAATAGACAAAGACTCTCTGGCTTTTGCGTATTCTCGAGTTAACATTAAAAGACCTGTTCTTGGTTGCATGGTTATCATTGATGGTGTTCCACATTTAGAACCCATGATACTACGCAAGGGTAACAGGTGGGTAGGTAAACTATGAAAACAAAAGACCCATTAGTACAACGAGTATTAGATAGAATGGCAGACAGATCGGAGTCTGGTATTAAAAAGTTTGGTGTCACAATGGAAGATGCTGAACAAACTTTAGAGCATTGGATAACAAACACGCAAGAAGAGTTAGCTGATAGTATTTTGTATCTCGAAAAACTTAAAGAAGAAATTAGGAAAAAAGAAACGTTATGGAATTTGAAACATTGCGAGAAGAAATAAAAGAACATGAAGGATATAGGAATAAAGTTTACAAAGATACTTTGGGAAAACGTACCATTGGATATGGTCATTTGTGTAGAGATGATGAAAAATGGGAAGACGATAAACAATACGATCATCGACATTTGGAAAAAACTTTTGAATATGATTTTTCTATTGCCTATCGTGGTGCTATGTCTTTGCACGATAATTTTGCAGAGTTGCCTAAACCTGTTCAAGAAGTTTTTATAGAAGCGTGCTTTGTTATTGGTACAACAGGCTTTAGCAAATTTAAAAAAACATTAGAGCTAATTAACAACAAACAATATACCGAAGCATCCGAAGAAATTAAAAATTCAAAGTGGTATCGTCAAGTACCGCAAAGAGTAGAAATGCTTTCTAAGAAATTACAAAATGTTTAAAGCAATATTCATCTTGTTGTTTGCAACGTTAGTCACAATACAATTAGCGAATTTATTTATTTATTACAACCAAGTAGGCGGAAACTTATGTTAAATTTATTAATTAAACCATTGTTAGGAGTAGCAGGGGATGTTGTTAAGGGTGTTGTAGATACACGCAAAGCAAAAGCTGAACAAAAAGTTACAGAAATAAAAGCTAAAACTTCTTTAATGGAAAAACAGATTAAAGGAGAAGTTGATTGGGATTTAGAGGCAATTAAAAATACGCAAGACTCATGGAAAGATGAGTGGTTAGTTTTGCTTTTTAGCATCCCATTAATTTTGTCATTCTGTGGAGACTGGGGCAGAGATATTGTTTTCAATGGTTTTCAAGCATTAAGTCAAGCACCAGATTGGTACAAATATACTTTAGGTGTAATTGTATCAGCATCATTTGGTATCAAAGGTGCAACTAAATTTTTCAAAAAATAGGAGGTAATATGAAATTATTACAAGACTTATGGAGTCACTTAAAAGAGTGGTCTGATTGGTCAATGAAAGATTGGATTAAAGCAGGTATCGTCGCAATAATCGTAATCGTAGTAATCGGAGCAATCTAATTAATGAAAGACCCAAGATTAAAAAGGGCGGGGGTAAGTAATTTTAATAAACCTAAACGTACCCCCAACCATCCTAAAAAATCTCACATCGTTGTTGCCAAAGAAGGTAGTAAAATTAAAACTATCCGCTTTGGTCAGCAAGGTGTTTCTGGAGACAAAAAAAATACGCCAAGAAGAAAATCTTTTATGGCTAGACATCGTAAAAATATTAACAAAGGTAAAATGTCTGCGGCTTATTGGTCTGCACGCACAAAATGGTAGGGGTATATGTCATTATATAAAAATATTAACAAAAGACGTAAAAACAAAACGAGTAGAAGTAAGAAGAATAGTACAATAAGCCCAGAGGCTTACGCTAATATGAAAGCAGGATTTCCAAAAAAGAAAAAGAAAAAGAGTAAAAAGAAAAAGTAGTGAGGTCTATTAAAGAAGACATCATTTCTTGGTCAAAAGACTTTTTAGAAATACCTAATAAACATTTAAACAATTTCCCTGTTTGTCCTTACGCAAAAAAGAAAAGGCTAGACAATCACATAAACATAATAGAACACCACGACTCTAACACATACCTTGAGGCTATCACAAAAGAAGCTAATAAGTTTACAGGTAAAATTTCCATCGTTGCTTGTTCTGATTTATCTATAACTGCTGATGAACTAGCCGACTATATTCATGCACTTAATTATGTGTATGTGCCAAGAGACGTATATTTAATGGCATCACACCCAGAAGATTTTGATGAAGAAATAGATTTCTTACAAGATACAACTTGGGAAAGTCATAATGATTTTATGATGGTGTTAATACAGCCATTTGATGAACTCGAAGAGGCAAGTAAGTCACTAAAAAAAATTGGCTATTACAATAATTGGGATGATGATTATTTTAATGGCACAGTAAAACAAAGGCAATACTATAAACATTTGAGGAAACATGAAGATAGTTAAAGTAACTTGGCTAGACACTAATGAGAACTCTGTGGGGTCTTGGATAGAAAAAACAGACCTAGATAACTCTAAATGTTGCTCTATTGATTCACTAGGTTGGCTATATAAAGAGACAGATGATCTTGTTGTTATCCTAGCTGATAAAGATACTCACGATGAAGATGATCTATTTGGTAGATCACAAGTTATTCCTAAAGGAGTAATTAAAGATATTAAGTATTTAGATTAATGGTGGGTGTAACAGGATTTGAACCTGTGACCTTTTCCGTGTCGAGGAAACATTCTACCAACTGAACTATACACCCTTAACTTATTATAGACCAACCTCACAACTTTTTGTACAGCTATTGTACACAACGTTTGGTTAACTTTGGTTAACTTTGGTAAAAAATTGTAAGGTTTGGTCAACTTTTGCATCGTCTGGTCACTTATAACTACATCGACACGGCTTGTCCATACCTTTTTTTTTGTTAGTTTTTAGCCACAAAATAAATGTTGTACAGCTATTGTACATCAACACCTGCCTATTACGGCAGTAGATTGATCTTCTTGCGTGTTTCTTCTGGTACTGTTGAACCATAAACACTAATCATATCTCTCGTTTTCCAACCTCCCAAATCCATTAGCTCACTATCATTAGCATTTGCATAACTAATTAAGAAAGTTGCGTAAGTATGTCTAACAGCGTGTCTTTTTTTCATTTGATCTACATTAGCCATATCAAGCATTTCTCTCCATGAATTAGTTAAACCATCTGGTTTATTTTTTTTGTGTTGTAGGTTGTTCCAAGGAAATAATTTATCGTTTCTATTATTTATTTTTTCTAGCCAAGCTCTCAATGTAGGATGTATTTCTATTACTCTTCCCTCATCTTGTTTGCTTTGCCATAAAAATATTTGATTTTTTTCTAAGTCTATTTCTGGTCTATTATTGAAAAAGTTTTTGCCAGACCATGACACATTTAAGGCTTCCTGTAACCTAGCTCCTGTGTACAGCATAAATACAAGAAGTAACTTAGTATAAAAAAAAGCATTACTTTCTAAACATCTTTTTATTTCTTCTAATGTAAACGTATATTTAGGTCTATTCTTACCAGATAGTGTCCAAAATCTTTTAATACGCATATACTCACACCATTTATTATCATGTGCATAGTGCATTATCTTTGATACCTGTGTGATAAAGTTACGATTAACTGTTGCGTGCTTAGACGATATATCTATTTGTTTATCTCGAGGCAAAGAAGTATATTTTAAATTCGTATATTCTTTAATGTTATTGTAACACTCAATAGCTTTTTGACCAATTAACTTATTAGTTATTTTATTTAAATGAAAAGAGCCAAGATATTGAACTGTACGATGTAAGTTTCTTTCATCTTGTTTTGATATAGACTCATAAGGGTCATTTAATACTTCGTTTGTAGCGTCTTTATACGTTTTAACTTCATAACCGCTATTCTGCCTTTTGTAGTCTTCAATCCATTTTTCTTTAAAATTATCCCAAAACCTTTTTGTATATGTCTTGGAAGCAAGAACATTAGTCTTTGTCCAATTTATTTCTATTGTAATGGTAGCAACTTTAAAAGTGCCTCTTATATAGTAGTATTTTCCTCGTGGCTTTTCCGTAAGCATAGTTTCATTACCTTTCCTAAATCTTCTCGTGTGAAGATTTGTTTATTTCTAATAAAACGATGCAAGGACTCTTCGTTTGGATTTTTCAAACGCATTTCGCCCAACCATCTTTTACATGATCTTTTTGACATTTTCAACTTTATTGCTAAATCTTCTTCCGTGTAAAACTCCATTAGTATTTCCCCATTATTATATCTTGATTTTCTTCATCATTTTTTGCCTCTTCACTAATTTTTCTCCTAAATTCATCTAATTCTTTACGTTCTTCTTCCGTAGTAATACGTTTAGGATGAAATAAAGCCGAGTTTTCTGGTAATCTTTTCTTTGCTAGTTTCTCTTCTATCTCTTTATATTTCTCTTCATCTTTGCGTTGGTGTCCTAAATACAGCATATTACATATTTCATTCGTTGCTAATAAAACATCTTGATAATCCGTAAAAACAACGCACCATTGAATAATTTTACGATCATCGTGTAAAACACTAACTCTTTTGTTAAAGTGATGTACTGTGTTGTTATATGCTTTTGATAGATATTCTTCCATTTTAGGCTTACCCAATATTCTAATACTTCCGTCTTCAAATTCTAATTCCCATAAAGGCTTTTCAAATAAACCAGACTTAGGATTATTACCGCCTTCTTCTAATTGTGTTATCTTACTAATTTCTTTACTCACTTATGATCTCCATTTCGCTGATAGGTATTACCCTTAAAGCTGTATTATTCTTAGCGATCATACTTTGACACTTCATGGCATTTTCTTTTGATATTTTATAGGTATGAGGATAGCGTTTATTTCCGTACTTATCTTTGTCTAGTATTTCTACTAACACCCCTTTGTCAGTAAAGTTTTTTTCAGCAATTCCAACACTCCCACCATTCTTCCACATAGCAGATTTTATAATTACTTTGTTCATGTTTGATACCTACTCATTTTCATTTCATGTCGCTTATTTACTTCGTCTGTTTGTTCTAAATCATCTAGCTTTTGTTTAGTGATGTAACGAACTTGTGAAATTAAAAACTTCTTGTGTATGTCTTGTTTAGTTGTTGTATGTTCAATAAATTCTTTTTGATTTGCTATTAGCTCTTTTGCTGTCGTTGTATTATGTCCATTGCTTTTCAATTCTTCAAAGATTTTACTTTTTAACGTAGCTTCTGTGTCTTTTAATGAATCGAAAGCTGTCTTGTTTTCAGCCCAATCTTCTCCTAGCTTTAATGTTTCATTCATCATAGCAACAGGGTCAAATCTATTTCTTCTTTTAAAATATTCATCACTCATAAATATTCACTCTCCAATTTATCTGCAATATCTCTAAGGTTGATGACTCTGGCTTTAATGTTGTATTGTTTGTCACTATGACACCTCGAATGACAGCTTCGGCAGAGACAAATGAGATTTTCAATGTAATCTTTGAACTTACTCCCACCAGACTGACGATTTTTCAAGTGATGTACGTCAGCACCCCAATCGCCACACATCGCACATTGTTCCGTTTGTGCTAGTGTTAATTCATCCCACCAAAATTGTCTGTATATGTCTATATGTTTTTTCATTTTAATTTAGTGGGAGGGAATCCTATAAAAAACCCTCCCTATTACTCACACTTTAAAAAAGATAAAAAATTAATTTGTTTTATTGTTATAACCCAAAAAAACTTATCATCCTTTCCTTTGTTCCTTTTTGAATAACTGTCAGATAAGCGAACAATCTCTCTCCAACTAGCTTTTCTGCAACAACGCAGAAAACTGAATAACAATTATTGCAGTTAATTTTGCAACCTCATGCTGCAAAAACTTTTTAAAATGGTATGTCTTCAAGTTTCTCTTCTTTAGTTACTGATTGTGTATCTGACTTAGGTTTCCAAGTGTTAACTTCGGTGTACCACTTGCCTTCCTTACTTTCTTTAACATCAAGGTTTATCCAATCTTCATCTTTGTTTTGTAACTTTTCTTTGTACCATTGTGTAAATTCATCTTTCTTTATTGATATTTTAAATTTAACAAAATCAACGTTAGATTCTTTTACAAATAATCCTTTAGCAAAATCTTTTTCTTCCATGTTATCTCCTTAACTTGCTAAGTTTCCGTCATCATCATCACTAGCTAATCCATATAATGATTGTAATCCATATCTCTTCGCATAGCTCACCGAACTACCCATCCTCTGTGGATTTTCTTTATCATCGCCTTTAACTAAAACAGGTACACGACAAGAAAATTCTTTTTTATCAATATTGTGACGCATGGTTGTTGTTACATAAATATCTTTTGTAACGTCTTCCCATTTTTTTACTGTTTGATTTCCTTCTTTATCAAACTGTGTTACTTCTTTTTTTACTATCATATTTTGATAATCAACTGATTGCGTAAATGATAAACCAAACTTAGTTCCATAATTAACAGCATTGATAACACTTGTAAGATCAGAATATTTACTTTTAAAATGTGGGTTAACTGATTCTTTAATTGCCTTAACATTCATTTCTTGAAACTTTGTAAGTGCTTCTTTTATTGTTTGTATTTCTTCTGGTTTATCTTTCATTTCTTTTTTCTCATCCTTTTCTTTAGTTCTTTATCTTTCTCAAAAGCAGATAAATAAATCTTAAATTGTTTAAATGCTTCTTTCAGATCAGTTTTGTTAAACTCTTTAATCTCATATTCAGAGTTATCTTTTGGAAAACGAGCTACTAAAAATTGATCTATCTCTATCTTATCGTTTTCTTTTACAAGCTGTGCATAAGCTGAACCTTGTAAAAGATTATCAACATACACATTGGAAGATGACTTAAAATCAATCAGAATATGTTTTCCATTTTTTTTGACGAGCAAATCTGGTGTGCCTCCGTATTTATATTTACGAGAGGTGTAATGTTTTTCTGTCCAAATGATTTCGGTATTAGACATTAAATTCTTTCCACCATTTCATAAAACCATTGAAACAACTTTGTACTTCGGGGTCATCCGATAATGTAAATTCTTTTTTATTAATGATACATTCTGCGTGATCGTGAAATGTAGTTCCTATATCTTGAACTCGTTTCATTTCTTCCCAGTATTTAATACCACTTAATCCTAGTTTATTTGACCATCCAGTTATTGCTCCGCTATCTTTAAAACGAGATATGATAGTCGTTACACTAGGTATTTTTTTATCATCAAGTTTATAAGGTTTAGTTGGCATTATCTGTTTCTATCAACTCTTCATTTTCTGCTTGTTCTAATTCCCATTCTTTTCTAGGTTCTCTTTGTTCTACTAATGGGCTTGGTAATGGGTAAACTTCCCAACCATATCTTTCTGTTAATATTTTTCCTATCTTGTCCATGTCTGCCTTTCTGGAACAAGAGGGTAGGAAAAACTATTACGGAGGAAACCTACCCTCTCTGTGCCATGTATCATCGACTACAAGAAGTAACCTTATGTCAAATCTTGCAATTATTGACCATTTCTAGCCAATAGAGGACAAAATATAGATTGAAATTAGTTTGTCAAGTTATTTTGACAATGTAAAGTTATATAGCGATTTGTTCTATTTTATAATCTTCGTCAAATAGGGTAGCTGTAGTTATTCGTGGATAAATAGCATTAAATTCACAATCTTTAATTAATTGAAATTCATTAACCCACATATCTTTATAAGATACCATTCTGCCATGCTCTTTAAATTTTAGATCGTCTCTGTTTATGTGTTTGCTTTTCCACCATTGAAACACGCAAGAACCATCTTTATTAAATTCTAATACTTGACCATAATAAAACATATTATTTGCTTTTCTTTGAAGAAATACATCAACATTAATTAATCTTTCTTTTAATTCTTTATCGTCAACCCAATTTTTGTGATCGAAGTCTATCAAGAGAAAATGCAGGAATATGATTACCTTCATAAGAACCCCAATAAAATGCTTTTTGTGTTGGTTTTAAATACGCATTGTTTAAAAAATAAATAACTTCTATTGGCTCATCATAATTTCTGGGTACAAAATGACATTTTTCATAATCAAACTTTTCAATAATTTCTGTTTTGACAATATTATCACTAATAATACGATTTATTTTAACTTCTAAAATTCTTGCTAATTCTTGAAGCTGTGCAAAACTTTAGCATCTGTTTCGCCTTTTAGTATTGAATGAATTGTTTGATGAGACATTTTACCATAACCAAGAGGTGCATCAGCAGTAAGTAAATGTAATGCTCTACCAGAAGGAGAATGACCTTTTTCTTTAACTAACGCATTTAGGTTAATTAAATATTTTTTATTATCTAACAATTTCATTTGCATAGTTTTACCTCGTAAGTTTTTATAGTCAAATTTATTGTGTGCTTAAAAATATTGATATAATTTTACATTGTCAATAAGTTTTGACAAATGTATAAAAATATTTATTTTATATGAAATGGAAGTCTTTTGTAATATTTGTCAAAAAACTAAGGAAATACGCAATAATTTGACAGTTAAAGGAAACTAAGGTTTTAGAATTTATAATTAATTTTACTAAAATCGAGAGAAAATCGCCATCTATGAGAGAAATTGCCGATGGTTTAGGTCTAAAATCTTTATCTGGGGTTGATAGATACGTTTATCGCCTCAAAGACAAAGAATATATCGCTAAAACTCCTTACATTAAAAGATCAATAGTAGTTTTGAAGGATATTATTTGTGAGTAAAATCTTCAAAATGGGTGTCCATGTTGACAAATTTATAGCCGATACTGTGCATTTATCAGATGATGAGATAGGCAAATATTTTCGTTTTCTTTGTTATGCTTGGAAGTTACAGGCGAAATTACCTAGCGACGTAAAAAGAATTAATCAAATTGCAAAGAACCCAAACATTAAAAAAACACAGTATTTACTTGATACTTACTTTGATAAAACAGAGCAAGGGTACACCAATACAGCTCAATGTCACGAATGGAATCATGTTCAAAACGTATCTGAAAAAAATTCTAAAAACGCAAATTTGAGATGGGATAACAAAAAAGTTATGCCAACGGATATGCCTAAAAATGCCAGTATAGAGTATAGAGTAAAGAGTATAGAGTATAATAATATAATAGATAAGTGGAATAAGATTATTCCTACTTCCCATATTAAAGTTTTTAACGAACCAAGAAAAAGATTGTTTAAATCTAGGTTTAAATCTTTCTTCAATGAGAGCTACGAGGAATGGGAACAGTTTTTACAACGCATTTCCAAAATACCTTTTTTATGGGGAAACAACGATAGAGGTTGGAAAGCAGATTTTAATTGGGTGTTAAATGAAATTAACTATGCAAAAATCATAGAAGGAAACTACGAAAAAGATCAAAAGGAAGTCACACAAATAACGAAACAAACAAATGAAGAGATTGCTGCAAAATGGATAAAAGTTTGCAACAATCCAAGTGCATTTATGCTTTCTCAAGCAGAGAAAAAACTTTCAAGAAATACGAGATTTGTATCAACGAAAATTGTTAACTCACGAACAAATTAAGGTGTTAGGTGTTAATGTCCGATAAAAAATGTTGTCAATGTCCTAACAAAGCTCACATCTTACAGCATTATATTTATTATTGTGCTGATTGTTTTCTTAAAATTTTAAAAAATGACAAAAAAAAAGAAAAGTAAAAAAGCGATTGAACTTGGTAGCCAAGAGTTAATTTTAAATGATGATCGTACTTTAACTCGTAAGGTTGATGGTGCTAAGTTTCGTTTTGCTTTTTATGGCGAAGATCGTCATTTAGAAAAAGTACATAAATCAGTTTTAGAAAATTATCATGCGAGAGGTATGCTTTGTAATTATGATCGAGGTATTAATGATAAACGTTTCTTTGCAGGCTCAAAGTTTGAACAAATTTGTTATCATGCAGGCTTAGAACAAAGAGTAACCGCTAGTTTAAATGACATGGTAGTTGGAACTAAAGAAGATTTTATTTTAGATAACATAGACGCACACTCATATTTTCATCAAGTTTGTAAAGAGCTAGGCAAGTTTTGGAATATTTCTTGGTGGGTAATGGTACTTAACAGACCCGCTAATAAATATAAACGAAAAGGGATGGAAGACTTACAAGAGGCTTTAGATCGAATGGTAACTATCTTTGACTTTTGAATATGACCCTTTGGTTAATTAATCAGCTAATCTGATTTTTTCTTTTTTTTAATCTCCTTGTAAGGAGACAAGTTATATAAATGACCATGCTTTTGAAAAAACTCTAACAGGTTTTTTTTTGCTTGGTTGTTACTTTCTTTATTGGATTGTTTTTGATTTTTCTTTTTATAGGAACTCATCATAATCATTCCAATCAATTTGGGTTGTTTTAATAGTTGGATAATCATTTATAATAAATTTTTTGACTAAACTTTTACAATGCTTACCACTATCCTTATATCTAAAAAAAACTTCATCAAAGTTTATGTTACTGTGAAATCTTTCTATGTAAATCCATTCTTGATTTTTTTCATCAAACATGAATTTGTCAAAACCTACTGCAAAAGAAACCACAGGTTCATATTTAATTTTAGTTTTAATCATAATACACTCCATTGTGTAAGGGTCATATTCACTTGTCAAAGAACAGTCTTTTTTAAAGACAGCCTATTATAACATATGGGTTTTTGAGATTTGGCTGTTTTCAGGGATTTTAGGAAATTGCTCTAGGTATTCCGCCAAAAATTAGGTGTTTTACCCTTAAAAGAAATCGCTTTTCCGCCAAAAACTAGACTAAAAATGGCTTATTTTAAGCAATTTGTTAAAAATAATGGCTGTTTTCTGGGCTAAACTTATCCACATTTTTTTTTATGGCATCTTTAGGTCATTTTTTTGACCGCAAGAACCAATGGACATAATTTATTATGTTCTTGTTTTGTTCACTTACAGAGTGCGAGGTAAATAGTCTAAAACAATTAAGATTCAAATTACTACGCAAGCAACAACCCTCTTTATGAGGGTTTTTTTATTTATGCAAACAGAAACAAAATTGTTTGTGGCTGTAATTATTCAATCACTGATGGATAGTCTTAACAAGTTTATTGATATTGAAAGTAAGAATAGTTACCACCACATCACAGCAAAAGAATGGTTAGGTACTGATGATTTTCGATACATTTGTGAGCTTGCTAGTTTACACCCTAAAACAGTTTTAAAAATTTACAAAAAATTTAATCATTACAAAGATTACCTAACACCAGAAACAACAAAGATTTTATTACATGAAGCATTTAGCAGACATAAACAATTATCAATGTAGTTTATACATGGTAAAAAATCAGCAAACAAACAAAACAGAAATCGTTGTTAAGTTTGCAAATTTTGAAACAGATGAAGAGGCATTAGAATTTGCCGAACTATTTCAACTACAATCAAGTATAAATGACATTGAACAATCAACAATTCATTAAAGAGTTAAAAGAAATATTAGAGGTACTAAGTGGCGAGTTCAGAATTGGAAACGATAAAGACAGATACACCATCAACAGAGATAAAAACAAAAAAAGGGGCAAGAGGAAAGTATAAAGGTTCGCTTGTTAAAAAGATTCTTGAAGAGGTATCTTTAGGCGAGGCAATTACTAAAATTTGCAAAAACAATAACATTTCATGGAATACATGGAACGCATGGTGCAAAAAAGACCCTTCACTTGATGAAGAATTCCAAAAGGCAAAAGAGCGATCAATTTATTACACAATAGATTCTGTTGAAACTTTAACAAGAGACGCAATAGATAAAGCTAGAAAAGGCGAATACAACATGACCACAATTAAGGCTTTAGATATTCATGTTAAGCATAAGCAATTTATGGCACAAAAAATGGCAGGAAAAGTTTTTGGTAGTGATAAAGAGAAATTGACCTTAACAAGTAGTCAAGGTCAAAAACTAGAAATTGAGTGGTTAAAATAATTAATAATATTCGTAAGTAGGTTTTTTTATTTCTACATTTAAATCTGTTTCTTGACCCCAACCAGTTAAATGTTTTTCGATATTAAATTTTAATGTTTCATAAAATTCGCCTATATCGTAACAATTACCTTCAAATACAATTTTTTTTGTAATCTTAGGCTGTTTGTACTTTAATCTTTTTTTCTTTTTTTCATCGTAATAATCTTTTTCAGTTGTAACTTTAGTGATTTTTATATCGCCAATGTTTAACATTTTACACTCCATGTGTTATAGTTAATTCGTCAATAGATTTTACACTCCATTGACAATCCCTTACTCTACTAAACTAGGGTAAGGGAAATTTTTATTTTCTTGTATCCAAAAATTTTCTACAAAATTAAAAGCGTCTTCTAATTTTTTGTAAGTTATAATTTCAAAATCTTTACCAAATACAGTAAATATGTTTTTGTCTCTAATATTTATAACACCAAAATTACCATAATTATTTACAGCTTTTTTATGAATATAATATTTAAACCATAATTCATCTGTAAATTTTTCTAAATTAGAATCATATTTATTTTGCTGAACATATAAAAAATTGCCTATTTCTTTAATTAGTTTTTGACCTTGTATTAATTTATAATCACTCATACATTAACCCATTGAACAGTTAAAAAGATCATTGCATTAATAAATAATACAATAACAAATAATTCTTTACTCATTTTACACTCCATATTATTTAATATAGCTTTATACAGGTAAAGACTTAAAGTCAATATAAAAAATACTTGTAATCGAAATTTATTTCTTTATAAGATCATTATGGCTAAACCAACAAAATATAACAACTCTATGCAATTAAAATTAGAGGATGATTTAAACGATTTTATAATGAATGAGCAAATGGCAAATTTTCAGATAAATAAAACTATATTAAATAAATCTGAAACAGTAAGAAATTTATTATATCAAATAAAAGAAATAAAAGAAAAACAGAAAAAGAAAAAGCCCTCTAAATAAAGAGGGCTAATATTAATTAATTTTTACTAAAAAATAGAAAACCAAATAGACTAAAAGATAACTTTAAATCATTGTTACATTTTAAACATTTGTTATCATTAAGTTTAATTTGATTAGGTGTATAAAATTTTTGACAACATGGAGTTACTAAAAATTGATTATACAAAGTATTTAGATATTCTCTTTGCTGTTTTAATTGATTCATAATTTTACACTCCTTGTTTATTATTTAAAACTTGCAAAGGGTCATATTTTAAAATGTGTTCTAAATTTTCTTTTATGGTTTTAGGATTATTTACAATTCCATACTTGCCATAATAACCAATAGGCACATACTTAACACCTTTTATAGTTTTAGGTTCAGTAATAATATTTTTCATAGTTTTACACTCCTTATAAATTGTTTATAAGTCTATAACACTTTACGGAATAGATGTAAATACTTATTGACATAAATATTTAAACATTATACAAGATTAATATTAATTATTAATGGAGTGTATAAAATGAACTATTACAAACAAGATGAAATCCAACAATACTTTTATGATTGGGTAGCAGATCAAGGGCAAGAGTGGATAAAAGAAAATAAAGACGATTTACATCATCACGCCTTTAATACTGATTATTATATAATCGGATATGGTAAAGCAGAGGAGTGGCTCGGAACTCATACTTTTGAAGTAATTAGAATTATTCAAGAATATGAAAAAGATATGTTCGGGGAATCTTATACTGATTTGTCAGATAGTGAAAAAGTCGTCAATATGTATACCTATATAGTAGGAGAACAGATTGTATATGATTATATAGAAACATTAGAAGACGAAGACGAAGACGAAGAAGAATTAGAAACAGTTACAGCTTAAATTATTACATAAAAGGGGGCTATATTAATTTATAGCCTTTTTTTATTTTTATCTATTGACTTTATACCTTTATTGCTTTACAGCTTTATTTATGAATATTTACATATTAAGACATAAACCAAGCAAAGCACAAATGGTTAAGGCACATAATTCTTATGGCATATTTAAAGTGTTTCAAGCAAAGAATTTTGAGCAAGCAGAACTTAAAGCAAAAAAACATTGTGAAAAAACTAAAAGCGAATTTGTCAAACTTTGGCAAGATAACGATTGGTTTAATATAGATAGTTATAAATAACTATTGACTTTAAACCTTTACCGCTTTATACCTTTATTTATAATAATAAATGGAGTGTAAACCAATGACTAGAAAAGATTATATTAAACTAGCTAAAATGTTTAAAAATGCGATTACAATTAACAACGAAGAAAAAGAAATGCTAGGAGATAAAAATTTATCAAATCATACTGACAATATACTGTGTGATATGATTAACGAAGTAATAGAAATTTGCGAGGATGATAATCCTAGATTTAATGAAGAGACATTTAGAAACGCTATAAGCAAATAACATATACAACTATATACAAAGCCCTATAATCAAACATAGGGCTTTTTTAATGCCAAATACACATGAAATAAGGTTAAACTGTTATTAATTGGATAGGGTTATATAAGTAAATGCTAGGGTTAAATGGCTTGATATATGAGCTTATTACATAATATTATAATAAACAGATCATTTTCTTATAAAGCAGCTTAACAAGGGCTAATAACGGCACAAAACAAGCAATAAATAAACAAAATCCGTACAGTAAGCGTACAAACAAGCAATAAATGGCTAAATATAAGGGTTAACTACTGCCTAACTAATGCAAATACAGGCACAACACAGGCAGACCCACCCCCATTGACTGTTAGAAA